AGGTCTTTGATATAGGTTTCAATCAACAGTGAATATCCGTTAGCATGTACTTGTTCGATGAATGTTTGGTGACCATAGAAATATTGAGCTTCTAATATCTCAACCTCATTCAAGAAATTGGTTGCAAGGTTATCAATCACCAGTCCATCAGAAATTGCAAAGAATGCTAAGATATTTTTTAAATATGTTTTCTCATTCTCTTTAAGTTCATCGAATCTATCTTTACTCAAATCCACCTCTTCCGCAACCCAAGTCTGAGATTCAGCGTTCTTATATTTTTCCCAAAGGTCACCATGTGTAACAGGAAAAATTGAATATCTTTTTTTTATGTCATTACTTTTTAAATACATTTATTTTATTTTTTAAGGTTAATTATTAAATTTCATCATCACTATTAAGTCGTTGTCTTGCTTTACTAAGAACTTGATTTACATAATCCTGTTCGTGCTTAACATCCACTTGTTTCTTCTGCGTAAAGGTAAATGCCGAAGCGGTGTCAGCAATATCAATCTGTATCGTCTTATTATCAAATAGAACATCCATAAAGGTTATACCGTCTTTACCGAATCTAGACTTGAGTATCGCTACGTTAGCTCTACCACTTTCTTTCTGTTCTAATGATTTGGCTATAGACATTATGAAGTGACCTATTTGACCTTTCTTAATTGACCCACCGATTTGGTCAGATTCAACAATTTCAGATTTTATACTGCTGCGATTTCCTTGAACGCAGGTCCAGCCTGCGACATCTAGTTCATATAACATCGATTCAAATTCGCGCATAATGTTACCCTCAGCAACATTATTGTCATCGAATCGTTTTGATGGTTGTACGCAATCGATATAATCGAGTAGTACGATATCAGGTTTGATACCTTGAGAGATTTTCTTCTGTAGGTACTTTTTAATCTTAGGTATAGTCGTAGTATCGCTCTGAAACTTTTTAAGAATCAATGTACCACCGCTATCTTCCCTTCGTTTCACAACCTCTTTAACTTCATCGATATGGTTTTCGAGTTCATTCAGTTCAATACCAGTCCAACACGATATATGTTTACGTTTAATCACGTTGGGTTGGTCTTCAAAGAATATTTGAATAACCGTTTTACCTTCGTTAAAGGCTGTATTAGCAATTTTTGTAACTGCGGTGGTTTTACCCACCCCGAAAGCTGCCAAAATTATACCTAACTCACCCTTAGCTAACCCACCATTCATGTATTGGTCCAATAGATGGATACCTGTTGGGATAGGCTGTCTGAAATCTTTAGTTAAGACTGAATCTATATCATCAAAAACCGAGGTATCGTCCTCAGTACTCTGACCAACTTCCAACGCTTGGCGTATAATATCAGAAGCTTTATCGTAATCATCAACATGACCTCTGTCCAAAATTGTTTGGATTTCAGATATGGCTCTCGATAACTCTTGTTGTTTACAGAATTTTAACGAAAGGTCTTTGATGTAGTCTGGGTCGTTGGAATCAGATTCACTGATTTTGCTCAAAGTATCCAATTTTATCTCCAACGCGAACTTATTCGTTTCGCCCTTGAACTTCTCGTGGATTCTTATCTTAAGACTACCAACATCAGGTATAGAACCTAATGTCTCATATGAGTTCCTAATTTCAGCAGCGATGAAGCGTAAATTCTCAACCGTAAAATAACTCGGATTGAGTATTGTTACGATAGTCTCCGCGAACTTACGGTCAACTAATATCTGCTTTAATAATCGGTACTGAAATTCACTATCTAAATATCCAAAATCTTTTCCTGTCTCTGCTTTCATCTTATGTAAATATTATTGGGTAAGTATAAATATACATAAAATTACTTAAGTGCAAGGTTGTTTCTGATTGATTTTACAATTGTTGGAATAATATCTTTAATGTTTATTTCATATCTCACTTTTGTTGGAAAATAATTCCCACTGAACCGACTTTCTATAATGTCACGATTCTTGTATCTAAGTTTAAAACCGATAAAATCCTCGTTATCATAAATATTTCTGCGGTCAAAATCGGCTGGAGTCTGTTCAAAATAGGGGTTGAACGTTGACCAAAGATGTTCTTCAGTTTTACGTTTCAAGAATCTAGGGATGATACCCATACCCCCCATCGGCCCAACATTGATACCAGTGAGTTCGTCAATCATATCCTTAGTATAATCCAAGTATACCCGTTGTTCTTCGCTTGTAAAAGGTTTACTTGAGGTAAGAAATGCTAGAAAATCTTTATCATACCGATGAACGTCAAAATAACGTTTACAAATAATGTTTCCATTAATTGTTAGTAGGAATTCGAAATCTGATTCTTCAAAATGCGTTTTAGTCGTAGTATTTGCCATTGTAATTTTTGTTTAAGTTAATTGTTTCTATCTTTAAGTTTTTTGAATTGTAAAAAATAGTCGGACATGTAATACTCTCTGATTAACTCATCCAGACCATCTCTTTTTACCATCTGGTAGACTTCTCTGAAGTCAGAATCCTGTGGTATAGGTTCGGTTTTCATAGTTAAAAATCTCTCTTTCGCATCTTCTGTTATTTTAGGTTTACGTAAATTTACTAATTCATCATTGATTTCATATAACTTTTTCCCTTGTAACCCATCGGTAACACTATTTAATATATTGGTAAGACCTTTTAAAGGTTTTTTTCCTTCTACAATTCTAGTATCCGATAGTTTTTGGGCTTCGAGTATAATTTCATGTAAAGATACGCTTTTTTCTGTTAATGATGGGAAAAACTTCAATAAAGTTTTTTCCTTAACACCTTTGACACCTTTAATATCGTCAGAGTTATCGCCAATTATAGTTTTTAATAACGCAACATTGGTGTAGTGATGGCTAAATACAGTGTTATAGTTATCTGGATTTATATAAATCTTTTTATCACATAAGTATAGGCTTACATCTTTTGAAATAAGTTGACATAGGTCTCGGTCACTGGTACATATGGTGATATCCTCGTTATCTGCTTTGGTTAAACAATAGTATGCTATGAAATCATCAGCCTCAACCACTTCATCCTCCAATTGCTTTATTGATAAGTGGTAAAGATAACCTTTAACCATATATTGCTGCAACTTCTCGGACATGTCTTCGGGTTCTGTTCCATTAACATAATCCTTACCTCTGGACGATTTATAATCTTTATATATTTCGTATCTCAGCTTTCCGCTTAATTTACCATCCCAAAACACGTACACGTTATGATATATGTTCTCAGATATTAGTTTCTTGGTAACAGTTATAAACTGATATAATCCACCAATATGTTCACCGTCTTTAGTGTACGCATCGTGACTACCTAAATAACCCCTTTTGAATAGGGCGTTACCATCAATCAATAATGTACTCCTACGTTCAATCCTAACCCCATTTTTGGGTGGTAATTTTGGCATAATTGACTTATTAACGGTTATACATCAATTAATTTACGACATCTTCTTCCGAGAAGTCTGATACACTCTCTTTTTCAATCACGAAATCATCGTAGGTCGTGTTCAATTTACTAAGAATGAACTGACGATGTATCTTTTTATATTCTTCAATCTTATCAGGGTTCCAGTATCCGTGTGGTGTAGATGCGATAACGCCTTGTTCTTCAATACCGTTAACTTGATTCTTCTCACATCTTACTTTAGTTTCAATACCAAACTGATATGTATCACCGCCTGATGTAGCCTTAAGTTTAGTAGTTGAGTGGGTTAAGATACCTCCGAAATGGAAGATAAGTCTAGGTGAATAAAAGAATGCTTCACCACCTTTGTGTTTAATAACTTTATTCTCGTTATCCAACCAAATTTTCTGAACTACAACAAATGTATTGGTATATTTCTTACCTTCTCTTCTAGATGCTGGAATTCTATGATTATTTAGACTCTTAAATGCAGCCTCCATTGAACCAGCATTCCATTGGTTATTACTAGACTTAGCTGTAGCAGCTTTAAAACCATTTAATGAACCGATGGAGTCCCAGCAGAATACAAGTGATCTAGGTAGGTCACCTCTTTCTTGGTCATCCAACAACTCAGTTATAAAGTGTGAAATATCTTCAATCACAGGTTCAAACCTAAGAGCTTTATTAACATCTTTACCTGAATTATGGTCATAATTTCGGTATTTATTAAGTAGGTCATCACCATTTACAAAGATAAAATCACCTTCGTAGTCGATAACTTCACCAGTTTCCTCATCAACAATTTCATCAAATTTAACACCAATATTTTTAGCGTGTTCCCAACTCCAGTTACCTTCTGTTTCAATGATTACTGGTAAATCACCTATTTTCTGTGCGCCAGCTACAGCTTCATAAATAGCTGTGGACTTACCTGTGTTTGAATAACCTCTAAATGATGTTAGGTAACCTCTAGGAATACCTGGTATTTTAAGCGCTTCATGGAACGCTGATGATAGCGGAATCCATGATAATTCTTTTTCTTTAACTACTACGTCAAGATTATGTTGTTTTTTAAATGCGGCCAAATCAAATGATTTTCCTTCCCCAGCACCTGTGCTAGGTTTAACTCTTTTTGCCATTATTGTATAATTATTTTTTTATTTGTTATAAAAATGGGGTAGCGAGATACATTGACCCCACTACCCCATATAAGATTCGTCAATTAGAAAGGCAAATCATCATCATCAGCATCTGTTGTTTCGACACCGTTAATGGTAGTCTTTACCAACATTTCTGATTTAGCTGAAACCATTGTTAATTCCGAACCCAAATCATCTGAATCGGAGCTAGAGCTACCGCCAGAGTTATCGTCATTCAATTCTACCTTATCGACCCAACGATTTAGTTTTTTGTCGTAAGCAGGTTCACCGCCTTTAACAACGATTTCCAAATACTCATAAGGTTTAGTTGCATAAACATCTCTCCAAGTACGGGTGTCCGATGTCCAAGTATTCATCAGTTCAGCATTATCACTAAGAACTGATTCGCCTAATGGTGTGATATTCTGCACGATAGGGAAACCTTTAGAGTTTCTAGCAATAGTTAGAACCAAATCCATACCAATTTTAGGGTCTGACAAGTCTCGTTTCATTACTTTGAAAGCTGATACAATCTTATCAAACGTACCAGTCTTGTCATAGGATTCTTGAATCCTCCAAAATTTAACACCTTCACCTTCTTTTTCACGGTCAACAACCCTGATTACATAGAACCTACGTGCGTTATATTTTTTTGCTGATTCTTTAGCTTGTTCAGTGCCTTCGGCTCTCAAGATTTCCCTAGCCTCACAGAATGGACAAGGTGAACTCTCTTCTTTTTTCAAGCAAGGGAATGTTTTCCAATCCTTCCCAACTTTGAATTTGTGCCCCCACATCTCTTGAAATGGAGTGTCTCCACCTTCTACTGGAGGCAAGATTCGGATTTGACGTGAACCTTCCTTTACGCCATCGGCCAAGTAAGTGGTAAAATAATTTTTAATGTCATAGCTTTTTTCCGTAAAGGTCGCATTCGAGCTAGACTCCGAATACTGTTTAATGATTTTGTCTAAAACGCTCATTTTAATGTTTTTTTTTTAGATTATGTTATTATGTTATTATGTTAATTGATTTATGTTGTCAGCTAACAGTTCTCAAAGATACGTTAAAAATTAGAACTTGTCAACTGGATGTTTAAAAAAAAATGTTTAAATATCTTCTTCTTCGAATTCGTTAAAACTGTTTTTAATATCTGAGTCTGAATAATTATCCACATCAGCTTTCGTTAAAACATATTCTTTCGGTTTTGCTTGTTCAGGTTCAACCGCTAATTTATCAGCGTTGTCCGACCAAAAATCAGATAATTTTATATTATAAGGAAACGAGTCCAATGAACGCATTTCAATTTTTTCAGTTGGGGTTGGGTTTCTCCTAACTATTTCAGTCTCAACGTCTTTTATTTTTTTATCTAGAACCTCTATGTTCTGACCCAATTGAGACATTTTTGTTATTTGGTCTGATAGCGAAGTAAACTTATCTATCAAGTCGGCCATTTTTTGGTTTGTCTCGATAGATGACGTCTTAAGTTCATTAGAAGTATTTACCAAATCGGTAACATCTACCTCAACCTCACCACCAGAATCCATTGTTGTGTCGGTAGCCATATCATCAGCAGTATCTAGCGCATCGGCTTCAGTATCTGGCATGGCACTACCGAATTCAGAATCATCTCCAGCTTCAGGTGCGGTATCTTTAAGTTCTGTACCTAATGTATCTAACTCCGATTCTAAATCAGCACCTTCAGCGTCTTGATTTTCATCATCAGCTTCGTTTATACCGATAAATGTATATTCTGACAACTGTCTGAATCTTTTAGATTCTTCACTCAATAACTGTTTAGCGTTCTTCTTCATCTTAAGTGAGTAATTGTCTACCATCTTGTGTAATTATACGTTTTCCGACCACTTCTACTAGGTCTTTGTCGTTCTTTATGATACAGACATCGTCTTTACATTCCAATTTTGAAGCATTAGTCAATTCCTCTTGAAAAAGGAAATCGTCCAAGGTTGTTACAATATTTTTCTTATTAGTCATAATATAATGTTTTTATATAAATATGGCGTACTCGGAAAAAGTTTTATTGTTCGTTCAAAGAACACATATATGGAAGAAATTTTATTTCCCCACCTAACATATCTAAATGTTCTGAATATTGTAGTATTAAGTCTTCTCCACTGAATATTCGTTTAGCCCCTTCTATTAAGGTCTCCAAATCAGAATCTATGGTTGGTACAAAGCCTTGAAAGTTTTTATTGAAGCCCAATATTGTCTTATCAACAGATGCATAGTACATATCGCCATATGTCATTATGGTCATATTAGTTTTTTTATCCAAACATCTCTTCATCATGACAGAGTATTTTTCTTCGGATAGTAGTAGTGGGTCAACAAAATAGTATGAGATGTCATTCACCAAAGATTCATAACATCGTTTTTTGAAATCATAAAGGTCGTCCTCATGATATTTCCTATATTCGTATTTAGTGAATGTATACCACCTATCATCACTCAACCTTCTATTAACGATATCCGCTTTTTGATTCAAGAATTCGGATAATCGCTCAATTCCTATGAATAAACAGGGTTTGTGGATAGTT